AGCTGATCACCCGCGACGACGTCGCTCCCGACGAAGTCAACTTGCGGTTCGCCGCGTTCTGAGAGGTGGTGGCCGATGGCTGAGATCGGCTACCAGAACGCGCAACTGTCGACGTGGGGTCAGCTGCTGTCGGCGGAGTTCGAGTCGAACCCGGACCTGGCGTGGCCGCTGTCGGTCGAGGTGTTCGACAAGATGCGGCGCGAGGACGCGCAGGTCATCTCGGTGTACCGGGCGGTGACGCTCCCGATCCGGTCGGCGAAGTGGCAGATCGACCCGGCCGGCGCCGCACCTGAGGTCGTCGACCTCGTCGCAACCGACCTGGGGCTGCCGGTCAAGGGGCAGGCGCCTGTAGCGCCGGTCCGCTCGAAGGGCCGGTTCTCGTGGGAGGACCACCTTCGGCTGGCGCTGCTCGAGCTCGTCTACGGGGCCTCGTACTTCGAGCAGGTCTACCGGCTTGAGGGCGCGCAGCAGCGGCTCGCGAAGCTGGCTTGGCGGCCGCCGCGCACGATCGAGGAGATCGACGTCGCCTCGGACGGCGGGCTTGAGGGCATCAAGCAGCGCGGGCTGAAGGACGGCCCGGTCGTCATCCCAGTCGACCGACTCGTCGCGTACGTGAACGAGCGCGAGGGCGGCAACTGGGTCGGCCAGTCGCTGCTGCGGACCGCGTACAAGAACTGGCTGCTGAAGGACCGGCTGCTGCGGGTGCAGGCCCTCACGGTCGAGCGCAACGGCATGGGCGTCCCGGTCTACACCGGAGCGGCTGTCCCGGATGGGGCGACGCCGGAAGAGCGCACGAAGTGGCTCGAGTCCGAGATGGCTGCGGGGCTGGCCCTGGCGAAGGGCTTCCGGGCTGGTGATGCGGCTGGCGCGTCTATCCCGAACGGTGCGTCGCTCGAGCTGAAGGGCGTGACCGGCGACCTGCCGGACGCTGACAAGCCAATTCGGTACCACGACGAGCAGATCGCTCGAGCGGTCCTCGCGCACTTTCTGAACCTCGGGACCGAGACGGGGTCGTGGGCGCTCGGGTCGACATTCGCGGACTTCTTCACGGGGTCGCTGAACGCGGTCGCCCGGCAGATCCAGGACGTCACCCAGCAGCACGTCGTCGAGGACCTCGTCGACCTGAACTTCGGCACGGCAGTGCCGGCGCCGCGGCTTGTGTGCGAGCCGATCGGGTCGGAGTTCGCCGCGACCGCTGAGGCGATCAAGAGCCTCATCGACTCGAAGGCGCTCACCCCGGATGCCGGGCTGGAGTCGTACATCCGCGCCTCGTACGGGCTGCCGGTCAAGCAGAACGAGCAGGACACCGAAGACGTCGGCGACGACGTGCACAACGCCGCGCAAGCACGAGAAGCGGCCGAGGTCGTCCAGAAGGTCTACCTCGGCGTGGGCCCCGTCCTGACCCAGGACGAAGCGCGCGACCTTGTCCGGAGAGCTGGCGCTGACCTGGAGGGCGAACTGCCCGATCCGCCTGAGGAGGCACCTGATGGCCCGACCGACCCCGCCGACGCCTCGGCCGTGGTTCCGAGTGGAAGCGCGAGCAGCGGCGGAGGAGTCTTCGCCGGACTCGGCCGACGTCTACATCTACGACGAGATCGGTGAGTCGTTCTGGGGCGGCGGCATCTCGCCGCAGTCCCTGACGGACCAGATCAACGGCCTCGAAGTCAGCACGCTGAACGTCTACGTCAACTCCCCCGGCGGTGCCGCCTGGGACGGCGTGACGATCATGAACGCCCTGCGCCGGCACCCGGCCCAGGTCGTCGTCACGGTTGACGGGATCGCGGCCTCCGCGGCGTCGATCATCGCGATGGCCGGCGACAAGGTCGTCATGAACCGCGGCTCCGAGCTGATGATCCACGACGCGTGGGGCTTCGTGCAGGGCAACGCGACGGACATGACGGACACCGCCGCGGTCCTGAACCGTCTCTCCGATTCCCTCGCGGACATCTATGCCGCGAAGGCTGGCGGCGACCGCGCCCAGTGGCGCGATGCGATGCAGGCGGAGACCTGGTACACGGCTGAGGAAGCCGTCACCGCGGGCCTCGCGGACGAGTGGGTCGACGCGACCCCGTCCAACGCGCAGGCGTCCTTCGATCTTGGGCGGTACCGGTTCGCCGGTCGCGCGCAGGCACCCACACCCCGCCTCTCGTTTGAGGCGCCAGTACCCCCGAGCTCGACCGAGCCGGGTCCGATTGACCAGAAGGAGTCCGTCGACATGACTGACGCTCTGACGGCTGGCATTCGTGAGCGGCTCGGTGTGACCGACGCCAACGCTTCGGAGGAGCAGCTGCTCGCTGCTCTCGACGAGCGCCTCACGCAGCCTGCCAACACCATCACCGAGGCGCCCGCCGGCACCGTCCTCGTCGACGAGGGCCGCCTCGCCGAGCTCGAGGCCGCCGCGCAGGCCGGGGTCCGTGCGCTCGCGCAGCAGGACAGCGACCGCCGCGACCGCCTCGTCACCGAGGCGCTCAGCGAGGGCCGCATCTCCGCAGCGACGCGTGACACCTGGCGTGCGCAGCTCGACGCGAACGAGTCGGTCACGACCGCGCTGCTCGCGTCCCTGCCGAAGAACACGGTGCCCGTCGCCGAGCTCGGCCACTCCGACCAGCCGGAGTTCACGGCTGACGAGGAGTTCGACCGTCAGCTCGAGAACAGCCTGAAGGGAGTCTGACCATGGCCGAGTACGTCCCCCTGCACCAGCCCGGCAAGGCCTTCACGCGCAACGCCTCCGCCCAGATCACGGGCGGCCAGCTGGTCCGCGTGTCCGGCTCCGGCACCGTCGCCCCGACGTCTGCCGCTTCCGCTGACTGGCTCGGCGTCGCCGGCCACGACGCGGCTACCGGTGACCCGGTCACGGTCTACAGCGAGGCCGTGCAGCGCATCACCGCGGCCGGTGCCATCACCGCGGGCAGCACGGTCGAGGGCGCAGCCTCCGGCCAGGTCGCGGCTCACACCAACGGGACGAACGACATCAACGTCGTCGGTCTCGCCCTGACCACGGCCGCCAACGGCGCGCTCGTCGAGGTGTCCTTCCTCCGGTAGGGGGTGGGACAGGAAGGAAACCGGCAATGGGATACACGTACCCCGCGCCTGCCCCGACGATCTCGGGCGACACCGTCACCGTCTCGCGGTTCCTGAACGACCCCACCCGGGTCGCTCGGGCGCTGCGAACGATCCTGCAGCAGCGCTACATCGGCGACGCGCTCCTCACGGGGCGCTTCAACGTCGAGGGCGGCGCGATCCAGTACGAGACCGGCGAGTCGATCTTCGTCGTCGACGACCCGCGCGCTGTCGCGCCTGGGGCGGAGTACCCGCTGACGCAGGCCGCTACCGGTGCTGCGTCGATCGCGAAGACCCGCAAGTACGGCGAGGACATCGAGGTCACGGACGAGGCGATCAAGCGTCAGGGCTTCGACCCGGTGCAGCGCGCCCTGCTGAAGCTCGCGAACACCAACGTGCGCTTCATCGACGGCATCGCCCTGTCGGCGATCTCGTCCGCTGTCACGCAGACCACGGCTGCCGCGGCGGCCTGGACCGGTGCGACCGCGGCGCAGATCTTCAAGGACGTCGCGCTGGCGAAGGCGAACATCCTCGCTCTGAACCAGGGCTACGACCCCGACACGGTCGTGCTGTCGGACATCGCGTGGGCGAACGCGCTCTCCGCGTTCGTGGCTGCTGGGTTCCTGTCGCGTGAGAACGCGGCCGCGAACCCGACGCTCACCGGTGACTTCCCAGTCATCGACGGGATGCGGTGGCTGCCGACGCCGAACCTGCCGACCGCTTCGACCGCGCTGGTGCTCGACTCGAAGATCCTCGGCGGCATGGCCGACGAGAACCTCGGTGGCCCCGGCTATGCGACCGCTCCGGTCGGTCCGGCCGGCGTCGAGGTGAAGTCGTTCCGTCAGGACGCGATCGACGCGTGGCGGCTCCGCTGCCGTCGTGTCACGGTCCCGGTCGTGCTCGAGCCCGCTGCGGCGTGGAAGCTCACTGGGGTGGGTGCCTGATGGCCGCCCACATCGTGACTGCACCGCTCGCGATCGCGAAGGCGGTCGATGGGTCCGACGTGTACCTGTACCAGGGCATGCCGGTCCCGCAGCTGCGCGCGGGCGAGCTCGCGCGTCTGACCGATGGCGAGTTCATCGCGGCGCTGCCCGAGCCCGAGCCCGAGCCCGAGCCCGAGCCCGAGCCCGAGCCCGAGCCCGAGCCCGAGCCCGAGGTCGTCGTCCCGCCCAAGACGTCCGCCAAGGCGTCGACGAAGTGACCGATCGGGGGCGATGGTCGTGATCACCCCGGACGAGCTCGGCGTCGACGAGACGCTCGCGCTCCGCGTCATCGCGACAGCACGCACCATCGCCCCCATCGACACCGACCTCAGCAGCGACGCCCGAGCAGAAGTCGTCGCGATCCTGACCGGTGTTGTGCAGGAAGCCGCCGGCCGCGGCTCCCGCAACGTGACCGCGCAGCGCGTCGGCCCCGCGTCGGTGAACTACGGGCCTTCGACGTCGTGGTTCACCGACGACGACAAGGCGGCCCTCCGCGCGCTCTGCAACGTCGGCTCCGCTTCCGGCGGTAGCCCGGTCGGGTCGTTCCCGGCACCGTCGGGCGCTCTGACGCGCATGTGGCCGGAGCAGTACGGATCTTGAGCAGGAGGCGTCATGGCGTCGATCCACACCGCTGCAGGACGGTTCACCGTCCCGGACGGCGTCGCCCGCGACTACACGGCCGCCCCAGAGCCAGCGCCCGGACCTGACGAGTCCTGGACGGTGATGCGGCTCCGGCAGCTCGCCCGTGATCGCGGCGTCGTCTACAAGGGGCTCCACAAGACGGAGCTGCTGAAAGCCCTGTCGTGATGTTCGGCGCCGGGGTCAGCGTGCAGCGCCTCCGCCGGCCGCGCGTCACCGACCCGGTGAACCCGGCCCGGCAGTCGCTCGGGTCCTGGGACGACGCGACGCCGCTGACAATCGCAGCCGCCTACGTCGCCGCAGTTTCAAGCAACGCGGCCGGTGACGCGGCGCGGTCGCAGGTCATCTCGACGAAGAGCCTCTACTGCGACCCCACCGCGGACGTCGTCGTCGGGGACCGCATCGTGTCCGGCACGCACACGTACGAGGTCACCGCAGTCCCGGAGGCGGACATCAACCCATTCACGGGATGGCGTCCGCCGCAAGAGATCCCGCTGCAGGAGGTCCTCGGATGAGCACCGTCAAGTTCAACAACGCATTCTTCACTGACCTCGCGAACAGCGCGGGCGTTGTCGGTCTCGTCACGGAGGCCGCGGAGAAGGTCGCCGCAACAGCGCGCTCGACCGCCCCGGTCGATTCCGGGAACTACCAGCGGTCGATCCACGTCGAGGTCGTTCCCGACCGGCAGATCCGCACCGTCGCACTCGTTGTCGCTGATGACGCGAAGACGATGCTGATTGAGTCGAAGACCGGGAACCTCGCCCGGGCGCTCCGATCGCAGGGCCGCAGCCGTGGGCGTTGAGGTCCTCCACACCGACCTCGAGCAGTTCCTCCCTGGCTGGTACCGCAACGCGTTCGCGGAGCTCGCCGAGGAGTACTGCCAGGGCGTGCAGTTCGACCGCGTTGAACCGGACGCTGCGTCCGGGGAGCCCTTCCCTGCCCGTCTCGTCGTCTTCCGAGACGACTCCGGCCCCTCGGACCTTCTCGGTACTGGCGAACGCTCAATCGGCGTCTCGGTACTCGCGGGCACGAAGGAAGACCCGACCGAGGCCAAGCAGATCGCGCTGATGGTCCACGCCTTGGCGCCCCGCCTCCCGGCGGTCGAGGCAGGCAATCCGATCACCGCTCTCCGCGGGCGCAACGGCCCCTACGCCGTGGCGGAGAACCAGCCGCGCGCCCGCCAGTACCTGACGTTGACCCTCGCTGTCGCGGGTCGGCCCCTCTAGCCCCACACCCTTTCCGCCTGCCGCGCTGCGGCCCGCCTCCACAGGAGCAATCTCATGGCTGCAGACAGCCTCGGCAACGACATCTCGCGGGTCTTCATCCCGGTGACGGGGTTCTTCGGCTACGCGCCGAAGGGCACCGACCTGCCCAGCCCGGAGGATGGCGGCGACCCCGACTTCGTCCTCCCCGCAGCGTTCAAGAAGGCCGGTCTTCTCACCGAGGACGGCGGCTTCCAGTGGACTCTCGAGCCGGACGGTGACCCGATCCTGTTCTTCCAGGAGGGCTACCAGATCCCGTCTGGCCTCGCGAACGCGACCCTCGTCGCGAAGCTCGCGCAGACCGACGCGATCGTCCGCCAGCTCGCGTGGGGCAAGGTCCCCGACGCGAACGGGTACATCACGATCGACGCCGGCGGTCATGCTGACGAGTACGTGTTCTTCACCGAGGAGATCGGCAAGAACGGCGACATCCGCCGCCGCGTCGCCGAGGGCACGATCTCCGGCGTCTCCGAGGACCAGTCGACGCGCGGCGAGGTCTACGGCTACGAGGTCACCGCCACGATGCGCCGCAGCCCGGACCTGAACAACGAGCACCTCGGCGAGTGGATCATCCCCGCCGCAGCGTGACCAAGACCCCCTGGGCCGCGTAGTGGGTGACGCGGCCCAGGGCTCACCCACACACCCACGACTCACCCACGAGGAGCACCCATGGCTGCGCAGAAGCCGAAGTACATCACCGTCGAGCAGAACTTCCACGCACGGCCCGAGACC